AATGGGATTGGAATGCAGATTTCCGACGATGGAAAGAATCAAGACCGTGGGTTAAAAGCAATTCAGGAATTCCCAAGAATACGCTCTTTTGTTAAATCGTTCCTTGAAACTCATCCTGACATGCATGTGAAGATCAATGCTGTCATTTCTAAGAACAATTTGGATCTATACCAATTCACAAAATGGGCAATGCAAGCGTATGGGGAGAATATTAAGATATCCTTTAATGTTTTGCATACCCCTGTAGAAGACAAGGATATAACGAACAATTCGCTGTATAGATTCACAGACAAGCAACTTCAATTGGTGTTTACGTCTACCTTTAAAACGTTCACAGAATTAACACCATCCGTTCGATCAAGATACGATGTGTATCTGCATAGACTTCTAAAATTGGGGAACATTGACACCGTTTGCTTGTCGGGACGAAACGCTCAATTAAATGTAGACGTTAACGGAGATACGTACGTTTGTAATGAGTTTCCTTTTAAGCAAACCCGTAAGTTCATTAAAACCAATGATCGAATTAAATGCAACGATTGTTTGGTTAAAAATCTCTGTGGAGGATCTTGCCCTCTGATTTCAGATAAGAACGTTTATTGCTTGTGTGATTTGTCCTTTGCTTTTTATTATGGGATATTCTGCGCGATTGTTCACAATACTACAGGATTGGATGTGTATGATATTGGAGTGAGTAATGATCTTATATCGCGATTAGGGAATAAAAACGATTATGACAAAGCAATTTTGAATAATCGGCATTCTGTCATAAATATTCAGAGATTATAGTATTCAAATTCAAACATGGCAGATTATTCAAAAAGACTATATGTTGGTTCGAACAAAAAAGATTTCGCGGATATTATAAACGATTATGTTGTCACGATCAAGCCAACAAAAACTAGTCAATTAACGAATAATTCAAGTTTCACGACATCTTCAGGAAGTGCTTCTTCTGCCACGAATGTTACCTCTGCAACAACGATTACGGCGGGGTCAGGTGTTTCCGCAGGGACATATGGTCAAAGTGGAAATGCAACATTAAACAACAATACGATTAGCGTAGCAGTCCCCCAAATAACGGTGAACAATAAGGGACAAATAACTTCTGTCGTTAATCGTACTTTGACTATAACGTCTTATTAATCTTATAAATAACTAAAAATAATTCGGGGACGGAATGACATCTCCTAAAATAATTCAAGAAATTGGTAGTAAAGTTTCTTATACAGAAGCCCAAAACCTTACCAATGAACAGAAAACCCAAACGAGACAAAATTTGGGAATTGTGTCTTATGAGTCTCAGACGTTAACTGATTCTCAGAAAGCACAAGTTAGAACGAACATTGGAGCGATTGATAATAGTAATGTGGTTTCGATCACGGGCGCTCAGACAATTTCGGGGACTAAAACATTCAGTACTTCCCCCGTAGTTCCTACTCCAAACGCTGACGATGATTCTCAAAAAGCAGTTAACACGGCATGGGTTACTGACATTCTTGAATCTGATATAACGGCGTTAGAAGGCATTGCTAGTGGACAAGATCCAACGAGCGAACCATTACTTCAGCCATCAAACATTGTTACGATAAATGGTGCTCAGACAGTCACGGGTGCAAAAGAATTTACCGTCTCACCTACAGTGCCGACCGCCACGGCAGGAGACAATTCTCAAAAAGTAGCAAATACTGCTTTTGTTCAAGGTGAGATTGCATCCAAGGCGAATGCTTCTGAAGTAGTCAAATTAACAGGCAATCAGGCAATTGCAGGAACTAAAACCTTTTCCGATTCTCCTGAAGTGCCTACCCCTGCTAGCGGTGATAACTCTCAGAAAACCGCTTCAACAGGCTTTGTTCAGAATACCGTAGATTCTCAGGCGGTGAGATTCGATTCTGCTCAGACGCTTACTGATGCACAGAAAAAACAGGCAAGATCAAATATCGGCTCTGCTGAAAATAACGTAACTCCAATCGGCAGTTATATCTATTTTGCAGGTAGTTCCGTACCGGATCACTATTTGCTTTGCAATGGCGCGGCTGTTTCCCGTTCCGTATACGCAGACTTGTTCAATGTCATCGGTACTACCTACGGAGCGGGCGATGGCTCTACGACATTCAATTTGCCGAATTTAATTGATAAATTCCTTGAAGGTTCGGGAACTAGCGGAACTGTTAAAAGCGCAGGTTTGCCAAATGTAACCTCTAAATCGTCTAGCTATGAGCAAGTTTGCGCATGGACGGGTGGCGGTTTGGGCGCTGGTGCTATCACGCTTACTCCGACAGACTATGCTCCTTCAGGTGGTAGCATCGGTCGTTTTCATGCAATTGATTTTGACGCTTCTAGATCTTCAGCAATTTATGGCAACAGCGCCACTGTTCAACCCCCAGCCTTGACGGCGCTCCCCTGCATCCGCTATGAATAGGTGAATCAAATGCTTAAAACTGTTTATTTGTTTGATTCGGACGGATTTTTTAACGGCACGAGTATTGCCCAATCCGATCCGAAAACGGGCAAATTGCTGATGCCCGAAAATTCCACCGAAACCGCACCTAATATTAGTGACGGATATTTTGCAAAGTGGAATGGCAAAAAGTGGGCTGATATTGCTAAACCCGTTACCGCTGAAGATTGCGAGAAAATCGGAGCGGTAAGCCATTCCTCGCAGACGGCTCACGACCGAGAATTGGTTGCAATTTTCCAAGCGCTGACAAATGGCTCTGAAACGCATGAAATCAAGCGTGGGGACGATCTTTCTTGGAGCGTTGTTAAAAAACCTGAAAAGAGTGCAGAGGAAAAAGCTAAAGAGGAAAAAGAAAGAAGAGTTACAGAACTCAAGCAAAAACTCGCAGAAACTGATTATGTAGTTATCAAAATTGCTGAAGGTGAAGCTACTAAGGAAGAGTACTCTGAAGTTCTAGCCAATAGAAAGGCTTGGAGAGAAGCAATTAATCAACTAGAAGGTGAATAATGACTAGCGCTATGGATCAAAAAACTGCTGCTATATTAGCGGCATTTAACTCTAAGCCATATAAGAATGAGGTAGTTAGATATGATGCTCCTCAGGCTTTAACAGCAGCACAGAAGGCTCAAGCTAGAGAAAATATTGGAGGATTCTCCAGAAATATTGGTGAAATTGTCACCAGTACACTTCCTTTAACCGATGCTGGTTTACATCTTCTAGATGGGTCAGTGATTCAAGGTAATGGAATTTATTCAGATTTTGTTACCTATATTGCTGGATTAGACCAGAATGCTAATTATTTCTGTACTGAAAGTGAGTGGCAGGCTAGTGTTAGTCAGTATGGAGTCTGTGGAAAGTTCGTCTATGACTCTGTAAATGAGACTGTCAGGCTTCCGAAAATTACGGGAATCACCGAAGGGACTACGGATTTAACGGCGCTTGGTGATTTGGTGCAAGCCGGATTGCCGAACATTACGGGTTCGTATGCGCCGACTTTTAGCAACGGGTCAGATTTCCAAGGGAGTATCCGAAGCACGGTTCAGTATGCATCAGGTGCTTTTTATAGGGATTCTCTAAGTAGCGGATCTAACCGATTCATTAACTCTAACGGTAGCGATTATTCTGGAAGTGATCACTTGTCTCTTGACGCTTCCCGCTCCTCCCCGATCTATGGAAACAGCGCAACAGTCCAACCACAGACTGTTAAATGCTTCGTTTACATTGTCATTGCCACTGGTTCCAAGACGCAAATCCAAGTGGACATCGACGAGATTGCCACGGATTTGAATTCAAAGGTCGATATTTCTTCACCGCAGACGATCACGGGAAATAAGAATTTCACGGGAGCGCTTCAAAAGGGCGGAAAGGCTGTAGAAACGGTAAACGCTTCAGGTTCGGGGTATATTCGATACGAATCAGGCTTGCAAATCTGTTGGGGTTTCGTTTCTAACATATCTAACACAGTTACCAGCTGGGGAAGTGTCTATCAGCTGGATGTCAACACGCCGATAGTATTTCCAGTGCCTTTTATCGGAAAACCGAGCGTTTCAATAATTCAAGCAGAATCTGCGGCAAATGGAGCGCCTGCACATGTTGAACGAACGGCAACGCAAATTACAAGTTTCAAATTGATGAGACCAACAGATAGTTCACTTGTAACTAATATCGATTATATCGCAATCGGCAAATGGAAATAAATCGGAGCTAAAAATGATCGGAACGAAATTTAATAAACCGCTTCAAAATACCGATTTGAGCGCATATTCTGAAGCTGCTGAGTGGTGCAACTCAAATAATGCCCACATTGAGGACAAGGGTGATTTTTATGAAGTCGTGGAAAATGTGCCTTACGAGCCTACTGAAGAAGAAATTAAACAAAATAGAATTTCTGAATTAAAGAAAAATCTTTTTGATACTGATTACATTGCAGCTAAAATAGCTGAAGGTTCTGCATCTAAAGAAGAATATGCTGAAAAGATTGCACAGCGTCAGGCATGGCGCACAGAGATTAACGATCTTGAGTCTGAAGACGGTATCGAGGAGTAAATAAATGCCAAGTACAATTGCACAACGTTTGTCCGCCATTGTTGCGACATTCAACTCAAAACCTTACAAGAATGAAGTCGTTCGCTATGATGCGGCGCAAACGCTTACAGATGCTCAAAAAGCACAAGCAAGAAGTAATATCGGAGCGGCGGATAGTTCATCTAGTTCTTCAGCCAACTTCGTCCCAACTACGGGAAGTAGAGGAACACTTGCGGGCTATGAATCAACAGGAACAGCAACAACGATCAACAATTCCTCATCCGATTCAAACGTTGTTTCCTCAAACGTTACTGTGGAAAATGGCTCTTCAGGTACGGCATGGACAAAAATTGCTCTTCTTACGTCCGCTGTAACCGTGACGTTGGGTTCTAATTGGGCATGGGCAAACGGAGAAGAACCAACGATAGTGGCAAACAGTATCCTTGTTTGTACTTGGTGTGATTCTAAGGGTATTGCAACTCTCCTGTCACCTAGTTCATAAGGAGGCGCCTAATGTTTGGTCATAAGGCATCGGTCAGATCTCCGGGTGGTGGGGTCGAACCATATACCATCACAGTTGGCGTTGGTGCGGACCAAGTACTATATGAGTACGAAGTCAACAACAAAGGCACACTGACTGGGGTCACGTTTATTAATAGGGATCTTTTAGCAACAGTTACGGCCATCAGCGACTATGGCATGTTCTACGCTTTCAACATGTGCACAAGTCTCACTGGGAGTGTTTCTTTTCCAGCACTTACGACTATTAGTCTCTATGGCATGTCCTACGCTTTCTATGGGTGCTCAGGCATCAATGGGAGTGTTTCTTTTCCAATGCTTACTACTATCGGTAACCACGGCATGGACTATGCTTTCTATGGATGTACAGGTCTCACTGGAAGTGTTTCATTCCCATCACTTACATCAATTGGTAGCGATGGCATGTCCTACGCTTTCCGTGGGTGCTCAGGTCTCACTGGAAGTGTTTCTTTCCCATCACTTACAACCATCAACGACAATGGTATGCAAAATGCTTTCTATGGGTGCTCAGGCCTCAATGGGAGTGTTTCTTTTCCAATGCTTACCACCATCGGCAGTTATGGTATGCAAAATGCTTTCCGTGCGAACACAAAGATCACGGGAAGTTTATCTTTCCCATCACTTACATCTATTGGCGACTATGGCATGCAACTTGCTTTTTTTGGGTGTACAGGTATCACAGGGAGTGTTTCTTTCCCATCACTCACATCCATCGGTAGCAACGGCATGCAAAATGCTTTTCGAAGCACGGGTATCACAGAAATTCACTTCAAACAATCCTTAAGTGACAACTCCGAATTAACAGCAACAAAAATTTTCGGTACTACTTCTGGAAAATCTGTTCTATTTGACCTTTAGGGTTCGAAAATTAACAAATCACCCTTCTCCTCAAAAGAAAAACCGCCATATTTGGCGGTTTCTTTTTATTCCTCAGTTTCCTCAGGGATTTCCTCAGGAACTTCTTTCCATTTCTGCAATTCTCCTTTTTCGATATCAATCACAGAAGTTTTAGAAGTACCATCCGTTAACGTTTTCCCTTCGTCAGCAATAAGTCTATATCTAATAATATACTTTGATTCGGGTTTTGTCAAGGAATCGATTGTCTTATTTTCGACAGTATAACGATAAAGATTTTTGATTTGCATTAATCTTCTCCTAACCAATTAATCGTTGCGTTGGGTGCTCCCCAAGGTGCACCTGTAATAGCACCTTCTGTTCTATGGATATTGATTTCTGTTAGATTGGTACAACCTTGGAATACATTAACACCTATAGTAAGACATGAAGATGGAATATCAAGTGTTGTCAATGAGGTGCAATTTTTAAAAGCCCCCTTCCCTATGGAAGAGATCTTTGGTATCTGAACTTCATTTAATAAAGAACAATTGGCAAATGCTCCATAAGTGTAATCGGGTTCTCCGTAACCAATGCTTGTCAGATTAGGCGCTATAAATTTTGTGATACTCGTGCCCTGGAAAGGACCATGATTCCTATCATGACCCGGAGTAGAAACTAAGGAAGGTAAATTTATTTCTCCTCTTAGTTGAGAGAAAGCAAAAGCCGCCGTACCTATAGTAGTACATAGAGGGGCGTTTATGGATGATATATATGAAGAACGGAACGCGCTTGCGCCTATACTTGTGACCTTTGACAAGTCTACATCTGTCAAAGAAGTACATCCATAAAAAGCGGAATCTGGAATGCTAGTAAGTGCAAAGTTGACGGTTGATAGTTTCGAACAGTTATAGAATGCGCTAGTACCAATGGATGTGAGTTTTGGTGCATTAATCGTTGTTAAACTAGTACATCCGTAGAACGCGTACTGACATAGATTTTCAAGTTTTGGTGCGTCAACCTCTTCTAATGACGTACAAGTCGAAAAAACACCTTCGTTTGGATCATTCGCCCCATCTTGCAATGTTACCAACTCTGGAGCAACTAATTTTGTAATCTTAGTGTTGTAAAACGCGCCATATGTATTATTTTGTGTTCTAATTGCCGTTACTTTAGGAAGTGTTATTGTACCCGTCAGTCCTGTATTAGCAAATGCACAATCACCAATGAATTCACAATTTGGAATGTTCAATGATGCAATGGATGAACACCCATTGAATGAACTGCCGTAGATGTTTACTGCATTTGGGGCATCAAGTTCTGTTAAACTAGTGCAATTTGCGAATGCATAAATGTTAATATCGGTGATTTTTGATAAATCAATATTTGTTAAACTAGTACAATTTTGAAAGGCATAACTGCCTATACTAGTTACGTTAGATATATCAATGTCTGTTAGTTTAGAACATCCGTCAAAAGCATAACTGCCTATACTAGTTACGTTAGATATATCAATGTCTGTTAGTTTAGAACAACCACCAAAAACATAATTAGAAATATAATTCAGAGAATTTCCTACAACCTTTGTGAGATTTGTGCAATTTCTAAAACTAGTACTTCCAATACTTTCTAATAACGGTGCATCAATTTCTTCTATAGAGGAATTTTGGAATGTACCAATTGAATTAGAATAAGATCCTGTATAATCGGAAATAGTTTTTAATTTAGGCGCTATGAATTTTGTTATTTTGGTATTTTGGAAAGCACCATATTCCCCACTCCAC